GGCATCCGAATGAACATTTTTGTAACTGATCGTGATCCTGTAAAGTCTGCTCAGTGTCTACCTGACAAACACGTTGTCAAAATGCCACTTGAGAGTTGCCAGATGCTTGCTATTGTAGCATCTAAAGAATGGGGTCATGGTTTTGGTAAACTACCTAAGATAGACGGAACATCATACCTTACAGAGAAAGGTGCATTCCGTAATCACCCATGTACAATATGGGCACAAGAAAATTATAGATGGTTGATAGAGCATGGTCTTGCACTGTGCTATGAATATACGCATAGGTATGGTAAAATACATAGTTGTCAGCATACACTAGAGCATGCTGCAAAAATATTTCCACAGTCGAGTGGAGAGACTACACCTTTCGCGAGAGCTATGCCCGATGAGTACAAATATGACTCAAGCATTGACACTATTACTGCTTATAAACGTTATATCGCATCCAAACCTTGGGCTGCATCTAATTATCTTCGTGACCCATCCCGCAAACCGAATTGGTTATGAGTGAGGGTAGTGACAAAATACCAAGATGGTTCTATAATACTGTCATCAGTATGGGCATCATGGTATTTGTTGCTTTTGGTTTAATTTTATTTGGTATGATTTAAATGAGTGAAGAATTTTTGTGGGTTGAAAAATACAAACCCGATACAATTGAAGATTGTATTCTCCCTGACAACATTAAAGAAACTTTCCAAAGATTTATAGAAAGGGGTGAGATACCAAACATGCTATTAAATGGCCCACCAGGTATTGGAAAAACAACGGTGGCAAAAACATTATGCAAAGAACTAGGAGTTGATTATTATTACATTAATGGATCGGATGAAGGCAGGTTTCTTGACACTGTTCGGAATAAAGCGAAGAACTTCGCGTCAACAGTCTCTCTTACGTCTAAGGCAAGTCACAAAGTCATTATCATCGACGAAGCAGACAATACCACTCCCGACGTACAACTCCTCCTTAGAGCGTCTATTGAGGAGTTCTACAACAACTGTAGATTCATCTTCACTAGCAACTACAAAAATAAAATTATTGACCCCTTACATTCACGCTGCAGTGTTGTTGAGTTTTCTATTAAGAGTAAAGAAAAACCAAAAATAGCATTAGAATTTTATGAAAGATTAAAAGATATATTGACTACAGAAAAAGTGGAGTATGATTCCAAAGTTTTACTTCGCGTTGTTGATAGTTATTTTCCTGATTGGAGAAGATTATTAAATGAATGTCAAAGATACTCTGTGTGTGGTAGAATTGACATGGCTGTTCTCGCAACATTCTCTGATATTGATGATACGTCATTAATTAAGTTCATGAAAGAAAAGAATTATCCAGAAGTTCGACTATGGGTAAATTCTCATTTAAGTAATGATCCATATGTTTTACTTCGTAAATTATTTGACAGTTTTCATCACAAAATGGTTCCTACAAGTATACCTCAAATGGTATTAATCATTGCTAAGTATAGTCATCAACATACTATGGTTGCTGATTCAGAGGTGAACATATTAGCAGCATTGGTTGAAATCATGGTAGAGTGTGAGTTCAAATGAACTGTTGGGGGTTCTTAGGAGCAGCACTATTCTTAAGTGGCATACTATCAGGTTTTGTCGCTTACTATTCAATTATGGAGACTTATTTTAAATGACTAAACTTATTTCAAAACGAGAAAAAATTAGAGCACAAATGAAGAGTCGATGGTATTACATCTTCTGGGGATCTGCTACCTTTGCAGTTGTAGCGGGGCAGATCTACGTGGGATCTGGATTTAGAAGAATGGCAAATACTATTCAAAGAGTTCTTGACGCACCCCTTATGATAGAGATACCAGACATAGTGCCTCCATATGAATCAGGGCCAAGATTCTATCAAGATAAAATGATTATACGATGATTATTAGTGAGAAAGATGCTACATGGGCTGCCGATGAATTTATTAATTACTTTGGTAGATTTTCTACTATAGAAGATTACATTCGTATTACTAAAGAGGCAGCAGTAAAAGAAAGAGGTAACTCAATTGTTTCTCTGAAGGATGAGTTCTTTGATGAAGATATTCATCCAGACGAGATGGAATTTGATGTCAAGTTTGTTGGAGATAGATTTCAACAGTCTGTTCCTCAACAATACTTTCATGAACTTTTAACTGCAACATCTTCTCATATCATAGAACATAACATACCAGGTAGAGAATTACGTTGGATTGTATATGAAAAGAGAACACAACAGATAATAGGGTTTATTCGTTTTGGATCACCAGTAATTAATTCCAAACCAAGAAATTTATGGTTGGGTCAACCAGCAAATTTATCTTTATTAAATCGTCATACTTGTATGGGATTTGCAATAGTTCCATCTCAACCTTTTGGATACAATTATCTTGGCGGTAAATTACTTGCATTATTATGCTTATCTCATTTCGCAAGAGAAGAAGTAAGTAAAGTATTTGAAAAAGATATTGCTTTGTTTGAAACTACTTCGTTGTATGGCTCTACGACCTCTGCATCACAGTATGATGGTCTTAAACCATTCATGCGATTCAAAGGTTTGACCGATAGTAAATTCCTTCCTCTACTTCATAACAAAGCATTTCATCGTCTTCATGATAGATTCACTTATTTAAATAATAATACACCTCTCACTGAAAATAGAGCATCATCTAAAAAGATGAAAAGACAAACTAGAATGATATCCATCATTAGAAATAGTTTGAAGAATGAAGAGAAGTTAAAAGAGTTTAATGATGTAATTGCAATGGCATTTACTTTGACTCAAAGAAAAAGATTTTATATTTCAGATTATGGATATAGTAATGTTCGTGAAGTTATTCGTGGTGATCAAGATAAATTAATTCGTGGTCAAAACTGGGATAAGTTTTATTTAGAAAATATGATTAAATGGTGGAAGAAGAAAGCAAGTAAAAGATATGAAAAACTAAAAAAAGAAAATCGCTTTAGATCTGGAGTTGAACTCTGGTCTGAAGATGACAACATACAAATTATACGATGAATAAAATTTCTCCTAAACACTATCAACGTGGAAAGATACAGGTATGGGATTTCATAGCTGATCAACAACTAGATTACTTTTCTGGCAACGTGATTAAATACGTTTGTCGTGCAGGTCATAAAGATGATGAGTTGACCGATCTTAAGAAGGCAAAAGCCTATATTGATAAAAGGATTGAATTGTTGTCATGAAAAAAATGTGGAGAATCTGGGCAAAGGCACTAGGTGACAAATCAGGTAAGAACGATAGAGAGGCAGACTTTGTTGCCATTATCCG